CGATTCAGCCAGCCATTCAAGCATTTGCTCGATATCGTGTGAGATCGCAAATTGATGATTGCCAAATTTCGCGCAGATATCTCGGATTAAGTGCGATTGCAGTGCTGGGAAATGCTCTGTTATGTATTTTGAAATGCTTGTAACAGTCTGGCGATCAGCGAACCCATGATCTACATTTCGCGTGTAAGCCAGACGCGCAGCATCTTTGATTGAAACGTGCGGCCATTGCAGCACTAGCAAATGCCAATCAGCAGGTGCAGCTAACAGTACAGATTCCCGAATGGCTGGGTGCAATGGGTAGCGATTCTGCTCGCGATGGTGCCATAAGTGATCAGCGCTGGGATGGTAGCGCAGCACTTGCGCCAGTGTGTCCATCCAATCAAGACGATTTTTTCCGCAATAGTCATAATTACTCATTTGGAATCCCCTCGCGCTCGATCAGTGCCAGCGCAGCAACACCCAGCGAAAAGACTGCCAGTAAAAAGCCACTGCCAGCATCTAATTGTCCAACACAGGCCATTGCGATGATCGCGCCAGTGTTTATGAACATACCGGCAGCAATGCCAGCTAATATCGTTTTTCCCATGATCTGCCTCACAATGTTTCAGGTTGTACGTTGATCGAATAACCCAGTGCTTTGATTGTTTCGAGTGCGTGTGCTGGCAGTGTTTTGAAACCCGCCAGACGCGCCAGCAGCAGTGCCTTTTCACACACTGGATAGACAACACGCAGACCGTATTGCCCAGTAATCCTCACAGTAATTTCCATAATTTCCCCTATTGTCAAAAGAAAAACAAGCGCAATTACGCGCCCTTAGATGCTGCCAGTGATAGATGCAATATGCTAATTGGAATTGTATATTGCATCCCAGGATGCGATAGTAGTGCTATCAATGCCAGGATTTTGATAGATTCTGGCTTTGTTCTGGTATATTCGCGCCATCAGCGAGCAACGCGAGCAGCAGATCATCATGAAAACACCCAGCAGAAAGGCATTAAGGGCAGCTATAGCTACCAAAGGCATAGAAGGCGCAATGATGGTGCCAAAGGGCACATTGACCACAAGGCAGCGCAGATTCGCTGAGGCAGTAGCAGCGGGTGAAACTGGCGCAGCAGCTTATCGGGCAGCGTATAACACCAAAGCCAGCCCACACTCACAGAGCAATGATGCAACACGCCTGAAAAGGCATCCAGTTATCAGCCAGCAAATAGATGCCCTCAGGCTGGCAAATGAGGCGATGAAATACGCTGATGCTGCATCAATAAGGCAGCTAGTAATTCAATCGCTGATCCAGACAGTAATTGATCCAGACGTTAAACACGCGACGAAAGTGCAAGCTGCGAAAGTGCTGGGCAATGTAACCGAGATCGCAGCATTTACAGAGCGAAAAGAAATTTCCCATGTACAAGGCAGTGGCGCAATACGCGATCAGATCATGGATCAATTAAAGACTGTGATCCTGTCGTCTGGCGATGTTGAAACTATTGATGCTGATCGATTGCTCAACGAATTGGCTGCCGATCCTGAAAAGGCAGACAGTAAAAATGCGGATGATGGCGAGGGTACGGGCATGGGACACCCCAAAACGTCAAATGAGCCTCACCCAGGCAGTTTACATAGTAATCCCCACGAACAATCGCAAGAAGAATCCATTTCTGACGACATCGCCTTCTTGGCCCTCAACACAGAAACACCCCCCTTGCCTCCAGAAACGCCTACCCCCGGGGGGGATATTTTTGGCGAAAAACCATAGTTGCCATTTTGATAGTGTAAACGTTTACACACAGCAAGTTTTATGCCAGATGTTTTGATCAATAGAGAAATGGTAATGCGTCGGCGGGAGAGGACGTATGAGGAGTGTATGGAGGTAGGGATGACGCCGGTGCAGAAGGAAGTGTTTTTGGTGATAGATGAGTGGTGGCGGAAGTATGGGTTTGGGCCGTCGATCCGGGATATATGCCGGATACGAGGGAAGGGTGGGATGGGAAATACGAGTGAGATTATTGAGCGGCTGGTGAAGTTGGGTGTGGTGAAGCGGTTGAAGAGAAGTGGGAGAAGTGTTCGGCCGGTGTATATACAGTTTAGGAATCTGGAATGAATAGAGACGAGCAGTTGTTGTTGGAGGCGTTCCAGATGCTCTACCAGGTGTATAAGGAGCAAAAGGCTGGGCGGAAGTATTTTCGGCCGGTAAGTATTTATCCTATTTTGGCGAAGATACAGAAGCGGTTGGATAAGCCTGTGCGGCAGGAGGCGATGTCGATAGTGGCGATGCGAGAGAGGGCGAACTGTCCGTGGACTTGAGTGAGTTAATAGGCAAGTTGCCTGCGGCGGAGCAGGAAAAACTGCTAGAGCAGGTGGGGCAGTATCGAGACGCGCTCGTGCGGGAGAAAGCGCAGCAGTCGTTCATGGCCTTTGTGAAAGAGATGTGGCCGGGGTTTATACATGGCCGACATCATGCGTTGATGGCTAAGAAGTTTGAAGAGATCGCGCAGGGGAAGTTGAAGCGGCTGATCATCAACATGCCGCCGCGACATACGAAAAGTGAGTTTGCCTCTTACCTGTTGCCTGCGTGGTTCTTGGGGAAGAACCCACAGAAGAAGGTCATCCAGACGTCGAACACGGCTGAACTGGCGGTGGGGTTTGGTCGAAAGGTCAGGAACCTGGTGGATAGCGAGCAGTACGGGAAAATCTTCCCGAATGTGGGGCTGCGGGTGGATTCGAAAGCGGCTGGCCGGTGGGCGACGAGCCACGGCGGGGACTACTTTGCGATTGGTGTGGGCGGTACTGTTACTGGTAAGGGCGCGGATCTACTGATTATTGATGACCCGCACTCGGAACAAGAGGCGAGACTAGCGCAGGGGGACCCGACGGTCTTTGATTCCGTGTATGAATGGTACACGTCAGGTCCGCGGCAACGTTTACAGCCGGGCGGGGCGATTATTGTCGTGATGACGCGCTGGTCAGACAAGGATTTGACCGGCCGCGTGCTGAAATCTGACTCAACAGAGTGGGAAGTGATTGAGTTACCGGCCATTTTGCCGTCGGGAAATAGCCTCTGGCCTGAATTTTGGTCGCTAGACGAGCTGTTGGCGCTGAAAGAAGAGCTTCCTGTCTACAAATGGAACGCTCAGTACCAGCAAAAGCCCACGGGTGAAGAGGGTGCGCTGGTAAAAAGGGACTGGTGGCAGCTATACGAAGGGGATAGAGCGCCGCCGTGCGAGTTCATCATCCAAAGTTGGGACACTGCATACACAAAAAACCAGCGGAGTGACTATTCTGCGTGTACGACGTGGGGGGTATTCCACCGAGATGAGGACGAGAACGATGTGAACATCATTTTGCTGGACGCTTGGAAGGGAAAGGTGGAGTTTCCTGACCTAAAAGCGAAAGCAAAGGAGCTGTATGACGAATGGGAGCCGGATTCCTGCATTATTGAAGCGAAAGCGGCGGGGGCACCGCTGATATTTGAGCTAAGACGGATGGGTGTGATGGTTTCTGACTTCACACCGACCCGTGGCAACGACAAGTTCGTGCGTTTGAACAGCGTTACAGACCTATTTTCTTCCGGTAAAGTGTGGGCACCAGATACCCGGTGGGCGTCGGAGGTGATCGAGGAGTTTGCGAGGTTCCCGAACGCCGAACACGATGACTTAGTGGACTCCGGGGTACAGGCATTGATGAGATTTCGACAGGGCGGCTTCCTGCGTCTGGGTTCGGACGAGGAAGATGAGCCTATGGGCTTGCAGCGCAAGCGGGTTTACTACTAAACATGACGAACATTTTGGTCATGAAGCAATTGCCGCCGGAAGTGGTCGATCTGGCGAACCAAGAATTGGATTTGCTTGATGTGTATGACGGCGAGGTGTTTAGAGAAGGCCAGTCGGCAGCCAATTACAAGTACCGCAACAGCAGTTTGCGCTGGGCTGAGTATGGACATTGGTTTAGCGGGGTGTTGTACCAGTTTGGCGTGATTGCCAACGAAAACTGGGGCTTTAATATTGACGGGCACCAAGCGATGCAGGTGGCGGATTACACGAAGGGGCAGCATTTTGACTGGCATCCCGACCTGATTCCGTTTTCAGGGCCGACAGACAGGAAAGTAAGCGTGGTGTGTTTGATGAGCGACCCGGCTGACTATGAAGGCGGGGAGTTCAAGATACGAGATTATCGGGAAGAGACGCAGGTACACGCAGTGCCACTACAAAAGGGAACGGTTATAGCTTTCCCGTCCGCGGTGTGGCATACGGTAACCCCTGTAGTTCGAGGCGTTCGACGCTCAACAACTTTGTGGCTAACAGGCCCATGTTTTAGATAGGAAAGACCATGGCTATTGATAAAGCAGTTAACCGCGCACCGCTAGGCTTGAGCGATACGGATCTACTCGACACAG